GGTTGCTGATCAAGGCGGTGGTATTGAATGTTGATATGGCTGCGGCCAGACCAGGTGGAAACGGTTTGAGTCCTTGATTTTGCAACAGAGCCGCTGTTGCTGTCAACTGCAATGGCGTGGTAATACTGGGCATTATGCAGCTATTCTGACATCGGGACTGCCACCGGCTCGAGCATGGCCACAGGTGTCTGAACTGCCGGTATACACAATGGCTATGCCGCCGGCTCGCACTGTGCCGGATCCATTGGTGGTGGTTGCACTACAGTGAATAGGAGGGCAACGCTTGGCACCGCAGCAGGGATGTGGAGTCACAGAATTTCCCTCCACAATCACAGCTCGGCCGTTTACCCGCACAGATGCAACACCGACCTGGGCAACGCCCCCGGCACCATTTGCATCGCCTACTCTCTGTATTGCTGGCATGTTATCCTAGTATGAGTTTCTTTTCTGGCACCTTGATACCAGTAGTTGCTTCAATGTACTTCATTCTGACTGAGTCATCAGTTAGTGCATAAATCGACACACTATTGCTATTTAGCTTGATTTCTGCAGCGGGATCTGCGGTAAACATACTGGGCACCAGACCAAGCCCTTGTGGACCAGGTGCCACGCTGACTGGATCTTCAATAATCAAAAACTCGCCGCCGGACATTTTGACCTTGGCAATGAGTTCTTCTCCTGAGTTCAACTTAAAGGTGTAAACTTTACCTGTTTCTGCTACTAGTTGCATTTTAAACTTTCTGTATAACGTATTGGTAGTTAATCATACCGATAGCGATTTGCTTACGGAACAGATTAACAAAAGCATCAATGGACATTTTAGGATGGTCCAGCACATCCGGGGACTCGTTCCACAAGTAATCATCAAAGATCATATAGCCTTCTTTTTTAAGCAAGCCAAATGCCATGGTGGCGTCGGCCAACACAGCATCGGAGCAATGACTGCCGTCTACATATATCAAATCAAACTCTCGTCGATCCACAATCAACTGTGCCAGGCCGTGATAACTCATCACAGGCATGACCTCAACTGTCTGTGTGGGCAACTTTGTTAAATTTGTGTTGTGCTTGTGTATTTCTTGTATGATACGTTGCTCGGGCAATGCATCATTCTTGTATGCATTCAGTGGGGTGTTTCCAAAAGGATCTATACACGTAATTGTGCCGTTTTCGGCCAGTAAGTTTTCCAGCATCCAGCAAGTGCTACGACCTTCGTGCGACCCAATCTCCAAGATATTAGATAACTTTTGTTCAGCATGTTCTTTGATAAAGTTAAAATTTACCAGGCCGTTTGAAAACCAATCGGCAGTAAAAAAATGTTTGGTGTCGAAGTCTGGAATGTTTTGTCGAAACCAGTCTATGGTGATGTTGTCTAGATCAGGCAAGTTTTTTTCTGAGATCATCGAACCCTCCTACTAGTTCTTCATCCAAGAAGATCTGCGGCACTGTCCGAGCGTTTGGTACTGCTTCTAGTAGTTGTTCACGTGTCCAGTTTTGGCTCACGTTGCGTTCTTCGTATTCGATGCCTCGAGATTCCAGTAGTGCTTTTGCTTGAGTGCAGAAAGGACAGGAGTCTTTGGACCATACAATTGCTTTCATTTTATTTTCCTTATAAATTTGGTAGTTGATCGTAGTCTAACTGATCACTCATGACTCCGATAACATAGTTAGTGCTTTCGGACTCTTGCAGTGCAGTTTGTTTGTTGCTGGTGTTCACATGTTTGTTGAACCAGGGAATGGGTGTGCTGCGAGGTGCAGGTTCCAGATACTTGATACCAATTTCCTTGAGTGCAGCCACGGCCGTGTAGTCCACAAAGTCTTTGAGAATATTGGCGTTGAGTCCAATCACAGGTCCCTTGTTGAACAGGTAGTCTGCCCAGCCCTTTTCTTCACGAATCACATCCAGATACAATTCATACACTTCGGCTTCGCACTCGGCCTTGGCAGCAGCAAAGCGTGGATCTTCCTTGACCACCTGATTGATCATGTAGGCGGTCCATTCCTTGTGCAGAATTTCGTCTTGCAGGATCAAGCTGATGATGTTGCCATTGCCCATGAAGATTTTGTTTTCTACCATGGCCAGACTGGTGGCAAAGCTGACCATGAACCTGAATGCTTCCAGTGCATAGCTGGCATGCAAGGCCATGTAGATTGCTCTCACATGTTCGGTTTCTTCCACAGATTGGCCCAGTTCTTTGGCACAGTTGATTCTGTGTAGGTCATCATAGTATTTGCCCACGCTGGACGCCATGTCAATGATCTGTTGTGTGTCGTGAATGGTGTTGAACACATCCTTGGGCACGTTGTAGATGTTGCGAATAATGTGACTGTAGCTCTTTGAGTGAATGTTGGTTTCAAAGAATGTCCAGTTGTAGATCAAGGCTTCTAGTTCTGGCAGGCTCACTACAGGCATGAAGATTTGACTGGGTCCGCGGCCTTGCAGGCTGTCTAGTGCTGTTTGGCGTAGCAAGTTGCTGGTAAAAATATGGCGTACTGTTTCGCTGGCATCCTTGAAGTCATTTGAATCTTTGGTCAAGCTGACTTCTTCGGGTTGCCAGAAGAATCCACGTGCTGTGGCTTCATAGTCTGCAATCTTTTTGTACTTGACTTCTTCAAAGCGTTGAATGGTCACAGGTCCGGCTGGATCCAGAAACATCTTGCGATTGAGATAGTCTGTCTTGGTGTGTAAGTTGTATTGTTGTTTTGACATTTTAATATTTTCCTGAAGCAAGTACTATCTTGCAAATGTGTTCTAATCGTTCTATGTGCTCGTAAGCACGCCACGGGCTGGTATCTATAGCAACCACTCCATGCCCCTTGATGCCTACTATGTCGTAGGCAATATTGCCAGCGTCGTCTAATTGTAACTGCTTGTGGCACTGGTATGCAAGCGCTTGGCTGATGGGAGCCACATCGCCCACATTGGGTGCTACCCGAGTGTAGCGATTCAATTCTGGAAACGCTGCACTCACATTACTCAAATCAATACCAGCATGCATGGCCGCTATACAGTAGGTGGGATGTAGATGAACCACTACTCGCACTTCATCGCGGTGTTGGCCCATTTTTCGCTGTAGTCCAAGGTGTAGGGGTAGTTCACCTGACGGTCTAAGATTGGCACTGATATCAGTGTATGGTTGTTCTTCCCACAACATACTACCAACAATACGAATCTTCTTGAATTGATCTGGTTGTAGTGTTTGCTTGCGCACGCCACTGGGTGTGATATAAAAGTGATCACGGTCGTGGTGGCGAATACTCACATTGCCATCACGACTGGTAATCCAATTGCGTTTGTAGGCATCCAACATCACATCACAGATAGTTTCTAGCATGGTTGTCTCATTTGATTGTTATTTAATTAGATTGGATAAATCAGTGTTGCGAATATTATCCAATGTCAACAAGTATTCGTCTCTTTGTTTTTTTAACTGTGGATCAAATTTGTACTTTTTTAACTCTTGTATTGTTTGGTCTATTATGTGTTGGTTAGTGGTAGATGTCATCTGGCACAATTCATTGGCAAAGCTGTTGACAATGTCAGATTCAACACTGTTTATTGTAAAATATTCAGGATCGGTCAACACTATACTGTCCATGGTCAATTGATGTTTATCACACCATTGTATCAATGGTATCAGAGTCTTTACACTAAAACATTGCAGCACATAGTTGATATTAAAATATGCATTTGGCAAGGTGCTTAACTTTAGCACATTGGATTTAACCTTGGACCAGGATGAAAGAAATCGAATTTCATCGTTATGATTATCAACACCATCCAGACTCACGCTTAACCAAATCTGTTTGAATTTTTTAAGTGTGTTTAAAAATCCAACATTGAGTTTGGCAGCATTAGTAGTAATACTTATGGTCACCAACTCAGGATTGGGTATTTCGTTTAGCAATTTTATTACATACGGAATCATGGTAGGTTCGCCACCAGTAAATTTGATCCATCGTGCTTGAGATTTGAATTTGTCAAGAAACTCTTTGAATTCTCTGGACTCTGGCCAACCAAAATTTACGTCAGTGCTCGGAACATCATAGTAATCCATTTTCTGAAACTTATCAATATGAATTTTGTACTCGGACATTAGTTGACTTGAGGTATTTCCGTTGCACATCACACATTTTAAATTGCATAAATTGCCCAATTTGAAATCAAGTGTAGTCACTGTGTCGTCGGCCGTCCAGTCTTTGTTTAATTTTGAAAAATCAAAATATTTAGAAAACTCGATATTATAAATTTTTCGTAAACTTTTTTTGCCATTTTCTTCATCGTTCCAGCAACGAGTACAAGATTTTATTTTGGTTCCGTTGTGCAAATCTTTACGGACCTGTTGCATGTCAAACGAATTGATCCATTCGTCAAATTGAGTAAAAGAATACTCCGCAGGGCCCTTCCACACGCAACATGGTGTTAATTTACCAGTCGGAGTTATGCAAGTATGCACCCAAGGAGCAATACAAAAAGTCTTGGAATCCACAAATAATTAATCCGCTGTTACCACAATGTTGCTGATGTCCAGTAACCTGAGCTGAAATGTTTCATTTTGTTTTTCCTTTTAAAGTTTGCAGCTTTCGCAATCTTCTTGTTCATCAAAATCAATCACTTCCAGCGGAGCATCTTCTGTGACATTCTTGCTGCCTGTTTTGTTGATCAGGCTGTAGTAAAAAGTTTTCAGGCCCCAATGGTGTGACTGCATCAAGTTACGAGCAATCAAGGTTGTTGGAACCTTGCGGTCTGCAAAGTGTGCAGGATTGTAAAAAGTGTTGGTGCTGATGCTCTGGTCCACATAGGCCGCAATCACTGCCGCGGTCTTCAAGTAGCCATCACAGTCTTGTTGTTCCCACATCAACTGATACTTGTTCTTGAGTTTGTGATATTCTGGAACTACCTGTGTCAAGCTGCCGGCTTTGGATTCTTTGACACTGATCAAGCTCATGGGCATTTCAATACCATTGGTTGAGTTGATCACAACACTACTGGATTCCACAGGAGCCACTGCCATTTGTGTGGCATTGCGTACACCATGTTGTTTCATGTTGGTGCGAAGTGTTTCCCAATCAAGTTCAGGAGTAAAGTTTGCAAGTTCGTTAACACCATCAGCACGTAGTTCCCACGGAAACTCACCTTTGCCATAGCGTGTGTGATCACTACCCAGGCACTTGCCACGCTCTTGAGCCAGTTCAACTGACGCTTCGGTCAAGTAGAATGCCAGGTGTTCCATCCAGGTTTTGACTTCGGCTAGAGCCTCCTTCTCACCGTACCTGAGGCTGCGTTTGGCGTGCCAGTAGGCCAGGTTGGTGATGCCGATTCCAAGCGGTCTAATTTCGTCGTTGGAGAGTTTAGACTGGATGGAAAGAAAGTCTTGATAGTCAAGAATGTTGTTGAGGCTACGATGCAGTATACGGCAAGCACGGCGCATGTCTTCTGGATTGCGGAACGCACCCCAATTGATTGAGCCCAGAGTGCAAAGTGCGATACGACCAGTATCGTCATCCAGACGTTTAAAGGACTTAGTAGGTAAAAGTATTTCACAGCAAAGATTACTCTGGTAGATGGTGTGATATTCAGGATCAAAAGGACCCTGCTTCATCACATTGTCAATGAACACAAGATAGATACGTCCTGTATCAGTGCGTTCTTTAAGAATGCCGCCCTTGAACACTTCTTCTGCGCTCATGGTCTTCTTGCGAAGGTCCTTGCGCTTTTCGTATTTGACGTAGAGTTCTTCAAACAGTTCAGTGTTGCTGTAGAATGCTTGATACAGATCTGGAACTTGATTAGGGTCAAAGAATGTTATGTTTTCTTTGTTCTTGAATCGTCTCCAGAAGAATGCTGACAGTACGACTCCATAATCCATGTGTCGAACTCGGGTCTCTTCTGTGCCTTGATTGTTCTTGAGTACAATAAGATCATCAAATTGATGATGCCAA